AATCGAAGCGTTGTGTGGCTGCCATCGCACATGGATGACTGCCGGACCATCGATCACCGCTCCGCGTTTTGTCGTGTAGCTTTGCCCGTGTGGCACAAAGAGCGATTCCATTGGAACGGCGGTAATTGAAAAATCTGTGATGTGCCCTTCGTCCATTCGCGTGCGGATGACTTGTGACTCTGCGTCACTGGCGAACGACGGAACTCCATGAAGCTCTCCGTCGATCACTTGCATCTGGCGGATTGAACCGAAGATGTTGCGCACGCTTCTGTCGTCGTGTGAGTCGACAATTGGAATCTGTGATTGGTTGGCGCGGAGAACGACACCATCCATCAGCAAGACTTCGTTGATGACGTAGCCGCGATCTTCGTCGTATCGCCGGACTGGTGTTTCTGTCGCGATTACGACGTCAGAAATGCCTGACGGAATGCCGACTGACCTCATGACAATTGACGGTGTTTTCAGTGGTGGCAACTTGCCTTTCTTATTTGCCATTTTCAGTCTCCGGAACTTGATCCAAATCTGTGTCAACAGTTCCGTCTGACGCATCTGCCAGAAGCATTTGTGCCGTGGCTTCTGTCAGTCCGAGAGACTGCAGAAACACCATCGACTTCGTTTCGCTGGCAGTGCCTGCGATGAACTCCGCTAAAATGTCCTCAATGGCTTTGCGATTGCGGCCCCATTGCTGACGTGACAAATCAGACATCTCGCTTGACGGTGCAACCTGACCTTGAGCTTGACCGTTTGGCTGTGCAGACGCCGCCGCCATCTGCTGTGCCTCAGCTTGTGAGTTCTGCACGTTGGCCATGTCGGCAGTAACTAGCCCCAATTGACGCTTGAGCTTCTCTTCCTTGGCTCGCTGATAGAACACGTTTTTCCAGTGCTTGCCACGCTGACCAAGCTCGTCTTGGTAAGTGCTCTGAAAAGAGTTGAGTGCCGCATCAGACGCCGACTGTTCGCTCTGTGGATCTACCCATTCCCATGCGGGAGTTTGCCATTCCACCGCCGTCGCGGAACGACGGTCGGCAAGGATCTCGGACATCGACGGAAAGCCATCAGTGCCAGCCGTTGCGGCTTGATCACAGAATCGATCCCAAATCGGCTGGCAGAGATGTTGCACGTCATATCGTTGCCACCTCCGGAACCTGCGACGATCTTCCAGCATACTTGTGCGGCTGCTGCTGTAACTTGTGCCGCTGTAGTTTCGGCTGACGACTTCATAGCTCAGGCCAGTACCAACCGAGATGCCTCGCAGCATTAAATTGATCCACGGCTCTGATGCTGAGTTCGGGCGGCCCGGATTGATCGACTCGACCGACTCCCCTGGTTGCAATCGCACAATCATCGCCGGTTCAAGATACTCGAACTGATTACCGTTGACGTCGCTCGATTCGTCGTCAGTCGATGGCATTAAGCCCGTGCCCGCGCGTCCATTAGTCGTGATTGCCACGCCGAAGCATGAAGCAACTGCAGACGCCTGAATCTCGTTATCAACATAAACGCCAAGATCTCTGAGCCATCCAAGCACAGGGGCAAACCACGATACTCCGCGAGTCTGGCCAATGCGGTCGACTCGGTACAAATGCAGGATCTCAGACGCATCGATCCGAATTGGGAGAACTCGTGTTGCGTATGGCCCGTTTGGATGTTCCGGATAAATCCAGTACGCGAGCGGCTTTCCGAGGTCATCGAGTTCGACGCCTCGAATAACCTTGTTTCCGTCTTTGCTATGAATCTTGTACGTGTCTTTGTCGGTCGCCAGCCGGTCAGCTTCGATTAGCTCAAGGGCAAGCGGCACGGGGCGATAGATGCCCCGATACTTGTTCGACGGCGTGTTAACGAGGTGAATCAGTACTTCGCCCGCTTCGACCATTTCACGCTGTGCAAGCTGTTGAATTTCTGCGAAGTTCAGACGCCCGTTGACGTCGCACACTTCGCACCATTCCTGCCAAACCTTATCACGCACCTCGTTTAGGTCTTCGACGTCGGTGCCTTCTGGCGTTTCAATCTGCGACTGAGCAGTGATGCCCGTGCCGATCACAGAACTGACGATCGTATCAACGACGCCCCAAGCATAGGCATTATCACGGACCAATGATCGTGACCACGCACGCAAGGCATCTGCCCCAAACGGCCCCAGAAGTTCGCTGTCTGCTGATTGATTCTTTGGCTTCTTGTTGTTCGTGAGGCGACTGGCTTCTGCTCCGGCGTACATTCGCTCAAGCGTCTTGCGTTGCTGAGTGCGACGCACGGCAGCAGCAGGGCTGAACACGCCGACAAGTTTGTCGAGGGCTGTGCCAATCATTGCTTGGCCCTCTGCATCTTTGCAACACGGAACATGCTGCCAGCGCCAGACTCGCGGTCTGATTCCATTTGGAGCATTCGTCGTTGTTCAAACAGAGTCGGCAGGTCAAGCGACGTGACAGAGCGTGATCCGATCGAGTACGAGGAAGCTCCTCCGGTCAGGAGTGCCTCAATCGCTGCGTCGATCTGTGCGAGTAGTGATGTCGCTGTTGCCATGCCCGCATGATTGCGGGGTTATGTGGCGACGCGATAGGGCAAACATGGGTGTGGTTTATATGCCGTGTAAATCCTATTCCTTCCACGTTGCTCCGCAGAATCCGCACTTGCAGTACCTTGTCCGCCCTTGAGTGCTGACGACTCTTGAAAACGACTTTCCGGCTGTTTCCTCATTAGCCGCCCGCAATGCAGGACATGACGCGCAGTCCTTTGGAACAAACGTTGTCACTCGTGGCTTCGGCTTCTCAGCGTCTCCGGAGACTGTTAACCCAACCACCGGATCGTTTCTTTGGGGTTCCGTGTCGCTGGCCTGGCGGCTTTGCGGTCTGCTTTGATTGCTCTTGCTCATTTGGGGCTTTCGGTCTTGCAATAACGGACTGGCCATCTGGATTCTCTGACGTTGGGGAAAGGAGATAAATGCCGCGAGCACTTGCCGCAGCCGCCGCGTTGTAAGTGGCATCGAGCCAGTGATTGTTATCACTCACCACGTTCCAATATGTCTTCAGGCCCTTGCCTTCCTTAAACTCGCTGACGAGTTCTTCAGCGACGATGTGCTGAGCGTATGACGTGTGCCTCTTGCCTCCCGGCTGCACAAACAAAGACAGAGCCCCGCGGCGCAGGAAGTTCTGATCGTCAAACGTCGGCGTCAGGAACCGTTCATGGATGAACTGCTTCCAATAGTCTGTATTGAGTTCGTAAAGCCATAAGCCCTGTGCCTCTTGATATGCCGCATGGAAATGATTTCCCGGCTTTATCTTCTCTGTTTCGGTCGTCTTGTCGCGATAGTTTCCGATACCCTTGGAAACATAGAATGGAGTTCCGCCAACGTCTCGCACGAACTGGTACGCAGCGTCCGTGAATGTTCCTGAGTCGATAAAAACCGCGTCGACTTTGCGGGCCGATCCGGCCGCGTCAACGTACTTCTTTGTCAGTATCTCGTCGCGCCAGTTCAGCAGAGCCTTGTAAATCTGTGGTTCACTTGCTTGGTTATCCATGCCTTTGTCAGTGCCAACAACTTCCGCGCGTCCGTAATCGATGACGCAGCCGCCAGCGCCTTTCCACCATGCAATCACAACCCAATGGCAGAGATACTTTCCAAGGTCAATCGCAGCAGTCACACACGATGCGTTGGCCGGCAACTGCCCGCGATCAAGACCACTCAGTCGACCTGCGACCATTTGCCATGTCATCCCGCTGCCCTGTGGTCCGACTTCCGCAGGTGGGTCGTTGTCGATTTCGGTTGCTACCGCTTTCTCGCCCCAGTCCGCCACTTTGTTGTAATAACTCTGAATCGCTGAAAGCTCTAGCGGCTCTGTGTCTTCGTGGATCGTGCCATCAAACGATGACGGGTTGCTGATAACGCAGTCCCGTTCGATTTCGGCCCGATTGTCTCGCCAGTAGCGGAACGCCACGCGGGCATCTGGATCATCCTCCGCCCGTTCGATTCGTAGCCTCAGATACTCCTGAACCATGTCCATGCGGTCTGGGGACGTGATCATCTTGCGATATCGACGGCCCTTGAACGATGGTTTCTTCGTCGGGTCAGTGAACTTGAAGGCGATACACTTGCGGTTCTGGATTGTACAGAGAAGAACGCGGGCAACACGCTTAGCCGAGGCTGCAAGCCCGGCGATATCCTTTTCAATCGTCTCTTCGTTCTTCTCAATCAATGCGTCTGAATCAGCCGCTTGTCGGTCTTCAATGTCGTCGATGATTGCAATGGATGGCCTGCGGTCCCTGTAGTTTGTTCCGCGAATACTTCCGTCAATGCCGATGGATGCGAGGATCTGACCATTGCTGACCGGCTCGATAGAGTCCGGCCAGTCGTCTGGTAATTGATGCCGCCCGATTGTCGGATAGATTAGGTGATCCGCAGCCATCTCCAGATTCGACGGCTCGCCTGCTACGGTCTGCATCCGCGCACGTGATGACCAGCCGCCGACTGCTTTGAACGGCATACAGAGTTCAGGGAAGTCAGCAAGCAACAATTCGGACTGTTGGAGCTTTTCACGGACGGTGCGCAGCTCGCCCTCGCTCTTTCGCTGATTCTTGCCGATGACGATTGGAAAGTTCGACAGCCCCTTCAGCGTCAGAAACAGGGCAGTATAGATTGCCAGCTTCGTCTTACCCTCTCCGCGAGTCCCCGCGATTGCTTGGTCGCCGCCGTACATCGCCGCTCTGACGATGCTTGTGTGCATGTCCCTGCGGTCTGTAGTGAATGGCTCAAAGAAGACTTCCGGAAAGTAAGTCGTGAGAAACAGCTCACCGTCCTGTAGTGCGTCGAATCGTCGATTCGGTTCGGCAGGAGTCGTTATCTTCAGATCACGCTCAGACGCCCTCTTGCGAGCCATCCGGTCCCGCTGTGCTTCCCTCTCGTCCGCCTTCAGCAAATGCCGCGTCTCCGGCTGCGATTCGAGCCAGGACTCCAGACGGGAGCTGCTTAACGAGGTCAAGTAATTTAAGACGTCTTGCGTCATCAACGGCCTGCTTTTTAATGGCAACTTCCTGACGCTTCAAATCTGCAGCGTCTGCCCTGACGAGTGCTGTAAATGCTTTGATTCGCATTTCCTCGTCACCAGAATTTTCGATTACATCAAACAGATCATGGACAGCCTTCCGTCGTCGTTCCTCGAATCCGTCAAGCCATCCTGCGACCAGTGCCTTGCCGACCATTTTTACTTCCGCAAGTGAGTTCAATTCCATGCGGCCCCTTTCCCCAGACAATTCCAGAACGCACTAACTCTCATTTTAGAATCTGGGGCTTTCTTCGTA